AGCGCCGCGACCGTCCGCAGGCTGACCACAACCAGCAAGAGCGGCCAGAACGCCTCGTACCACGCCGCGCCCAGCAGTTCCGGCCAGTACGTCACGGACAGTAGCAGGGAGCCCGCAAGGTACCAGCACCACCAGCGGCAGCGCGACCCCTCCCCGGCGCACAGGGCCAGCACCTGCGAGGCGATCCAGATGAGCCTGAGAATGTACGTCGTCACTTCAGATCCCGCCGCAGAATGCGCTCCAAGGCCTGCAACTTTTCTGAGTCGATTCGCCCGCGCATCCACGCCAGAGCTTCGTCAAGGTTTCGCGCTTTCAGCTTGCGCAATTCCATTTCTTGGTGTGTCAATCCGCCGTTCATGCGTACTCCATCATCGTCTGTTCTTCGAGACCTTCCCATCGTGCTGCGAAGGTCTTCATTCGTTCGGCGGTCCACAGCGGGAACGCCGAGTCGCAACTGTCCGCGCCTGATCGGAATGCGCTTCCGAGTTTCCCTGGCGTGCTGGCGCGGCCATAGTGGAATTTAAGGCCAGCTTCATGAGCAAGCCGTGCCCATCGGTAAGCGGTTGATTTGAAGCGATCTGTGCCACCGAGGAACAGTCCGTCAAAGCGATCCAGTAACGGTCGCACATCATCAACCGTGATCCCATCCTGTACCGCCAAGTACCAAGGCCATGCAACCTGTTGCAGATCGTTGCGCCACGTTACAGAGAATTGCAAACTCTTGCGGCCCGCTGCAACGATATCGGGAACGACAGCCAGATATGGTGCTGGAACTTCAAGAGACTGCGCCTGCTCCACGCGTTTGATGAACTCGAACTCAGGAAAGTTTTTCCCATGGCAGAATGCGCCGAAAGCTCCGTTATCGAATCCCCATGGCTCACCCTCAAACGGAGTCGGCTTGGCCACCACGAACATGCGCCCCCATCCAAGCGCTTCCAGTGTCGCAATATTCTTCCGGCTGCGGGTTTCCCCCACCAACACGATTGGCTTCATGAGGCGATCCAGATCAGGCGAAGGATGTAGGTCAGCATGGCGGGATTTCGCTTGCGTAGCTGTCCCGTGCCGCCTGCCAGCATGATCCGAGTTCATTGAGACGCTCAGATGCCAGCCTCCTGATTTCCGGCCTGCCGCTATAAATGACCTGCCGCAGTGCAAGGATATAGGCGTCGGCACGCTTCACCAAATCCTCAAACTGCCCATAGGTCAATTCAGCCGGTTCGTTTCGCAATGGCACCTTCATTTCGCGGCCCGCGCCTTTCTGGCAGACTTCGGAGCCCATCCCTCATCGTAACGGGCCTGCAGATAGTCCTTGATGGCCTTGCTCCAGATCCATGCGATACGAAGCCCTGATTCTTTAGAGAGCGCCCGCACGGCCTCATTGTCGGAGGTCGAAATGCGCACGCTGACCACAACCTTTTTATCATCCATAAACCAAAGTTATCACATCGTGAAATATTTGGCAAGCTTCTGCTTGCTTTTTTATCGGCTCTGTTTTACTATGAATTTGTCAGGAGGCGATGTGAACGAATTCAAAGCAGCGGCGGCACTCGCAATCGGTTGCATCACGGTCGCGATTCTCAGTATGTGGTACAGCACGGGCGTCGGTGATGCGGTGATCAACCTGTGGAGGCAACTGTGAACAACCAAGCAGTGGCGCAGATTTCGCGCATCGAGGATTATCTGAAGAGTGAAGAGTGTTTGGCTATGGGCAACGACTTCGATCGAGAGCGGGCCTGTTTCCAAGCTGAACTCATCATGCGGATGGTGGCGGGCGACGAGCGGTACACGCTCGAATCGATCATGGAGGTGGAGTAATGAATACCAAAGGTTACGAAAAGCTGGCAGAACTGGTAGTCGAAAGCCTTCTGGACGGTGATGGCAGTTTCGAGGAGTTCATGCACGTGCTGAAGTCCGAAGCGATTCAGCAGTCGAAAGATGCCCACGCATCGGCAGACGATTACACGTGCGAAGAACTGGATGCCCACGAACGCATGGAGTATGAGGCGGCAGAGTGCGTACTGGTGGGCAACGACGTGTCGATGCTGAAGGCCCGAGTGTCGATGACTAAGCGGCATTGCCGGGATTTCTTGGCAGCTTTAGATCGCGGGTACTTTGGGTCAGTCGCGGAGATCAAAGACTCGGCGTTCGTAGAACCCCTGCGGGAGTCAATCCAATGAAGTGCTCAACGAACGGTTGCGAATGCAAACACACGGCTGGCGAGCGCTGGCTACGCTGCCAGGGCGCTAGCCCCGACCTTTGCCAGAATCGGCTGTGCCCCAATCACGAGGCACTCTGTGAAGTGTGCTTTCTCCCGGCCTGCGAGGATCATCTGCACACGGTCGGTCGCGAGCGGCTGTGCACCAACTGCCTGCGGCAACTGTCGGCGGACGGCGACGAGCGGGCATTGGAAGCGCTGGCGAGCAAGATCATAGACGAGGTGGAGCGCGACCTATGCAGCCAGCCAGAAGCGAAAGCATGGGCGGCAGTGGCCGCCAGCGGTCGGCAGCCGCACTGGTGGATGGCACAACCAATTGACAACGACGACACGCCGGAGTTCATGGAGCGGATGGCGTGGGCCGGTGATGCGTGGGACAACATGCCCGCGTTCGACAACGACAGCGAAGGGGACGTGAGATTTTGATATGACCGAAATGGAACTGGTGTCAACTGGTTTGGAGCGCCGGCGGCAACGTCGGCTATTGACGGCCACTGCGTGCATATTCGGCGCTTGGCTGCTGGTGGCAGTGGTGATCGGGATAGCCGTGGCGGTGGTGCAATGATCGCTTACATTTACGGATATCCCGCGCTGCTGATCCTGCTGTACTGCGGGTTGTTCGCTTACAGCAAACTGCGGAGGCCACGATGAGCCGAAGGTACATCCTAGGCGGCGCTTCGACGCTGGAGATATCCCCTATGCTCTGGGACCTACTGAAGGACCTCGACGCGGTCATCTTGCAGGAATGGTGCAGCATGTGGATACCCAACGCGCACGTGGAAATCACCCAGCTTCGGCTGGTGGAGGAATAAATGTCAAGCGAAGTAGCAGTAGTCACGGGGCCGCTGGCTCCAGAGATGTTCGACCGCAGCCAAGTGGACCTGATCAAACGGACCATCGCCAAGGGCTGCACTGACGATGAGCTTCAAATGTTTCTGTCGCAGGCCAGGCGCACAGGGCTTGACCCATTCTCTCGCCAGATCTACGCCGTGAAGCGGTGGGACTCACGCGAGAAGCGCGACGTTATGCAGACCCAGGTCAGCATCGACGGCTTCCGACTGATCGCGGAAAGGTCAAAGCGATACGCAGGGCAGACGGCGCCGGAATGGTGCGGGCCTAACGGCGTGTGGGTGGACGTTTGGCTACAAGAGGACCCGCCAGCCGCCGCCCGCGTTGGCGTCATGCGCCACGACTTCAAGGGCCCTGTCTATGGGATCGCACGCTATGCCAGCTACGTGCAGACCACGCGAGAAGGATTCCCAAACAGCATGTGGAAGAAGCTTCCCGACGTGATGCTGTCGAAGTGCGCCGAGGCTCTCGCGCTGCGCAAGGCGTTTCCGCAGGAACTTAGCGGGCTCTACACGGCGGATGAGATGGGGCAGGCCGACAATAAGCCAGACCCAAAGCTTGACCCGCCAGTGCAGCAGGGGCCGGACTTGGAAGCAGATATCAAGAACAACCCGACTCATCAAAAGAAAAGCAGCACGCCTTTCGATGCGTTGAAGCACTTTGGCGCGCTAAAGAAGCGATTCAAGAAACTGGAAGCCGAGCCGCAGTATTACCTGATTCTGAAGAAGTGGGGCGTGGCTCATTCCAACGAGTTCCCCGGAACCGAGATTGGAATCAACGCGGCGCGCGGCTGCTACAAGCAGATGTCCCTGGAGGTGCAGGACTTGGAAGTGCGCGCCATGCAAGAGGCCGCACAGGACGCGCCGCAGGATGTCGAGTACATCGACGTGGTAGACAAGCTCCCAGATCCAGAGCCGCTGGTCAAAGGCACCCGGTTGCAGTGTGGCGGCAAGTTGTTCGAAGTAGTTGAGACAGAAGATGGGCACAAATTCAACGAGGTGAAATAGTGAGCAGACGCAAAACAGACCCGGTAGACGCAGCCTTCGACCTGTGGGCTACCCTTGATACGGACCAGCAGCAGCGGTTCAACGACCGCGTTTACGGATACCAGACGGCCAGTCTGCCTATCCCGAGCAGTGAGCCGAAGCCGCGCCGGCCGCGGAAACAGAAGCCGCAGGAGGTGCCTGCCGCATGAGTTGGACTGAGGACGACCTGGCGGCTCACTACGCGCGGCTGAAGACTCCTCAAGAGGGAGCGGCGGTTGCTGCTCCCTCGAATGATTCGGAGGCGCTCATTGAGGCTGAGTGCACTAAGTTCATGGAAGAGGACGGCTGGCGCGCGCTGCGCACTGACCCTGTTTCCGATAAGTCGAGAGGTAAAGGCTTCGGTGAGTTGGGCATGGCCGACCATCTGTACATGCGTATAGTTGGCAGCTTGGTAGACAGAGAAAACGAGTTCTGTTGCGAGTTACTGTGGGTCGAGTTCAAAGCACGCAAAGGAAAGGTGTCCAAGCATCAGACAGCTTGGCATGCCAGGGAGCGAGCAAGAGGCTTTCAGACATGGATAGCATCGGTCGATTTCGGCGCATCGGTCATAGGATTCAAGGAATATTATGCGGAATCGAACCTAATGCGCCGTGCGAGGTGGTGGTGATGAGCCCGATGGAAGCCGACGCAGACGCCTTGATAGCCGCTGGTTACGGCAGTCACTCAAGGGCTGAAATTCCCAACGACTGGCAGACAAAAAAAGGTCCTGACGAAATAGCTGGCGTGAAGCGCCGGCACACGTACAAGCCGCCCACTATCCAGGAACTCCGCAAGCGCGTCAAGGAATCGCTGAAGCATCGCCAGACGCATCAATCCAGCGCGTGCGCGGAGCTCGCCAAACTGGAGCAAGAAGCGGCGCAGTCGGAAAGAATCAGCGACCACAAGGTACGCCGGATCGTCTACCTTCGTAGAAAGTACGATACTGGAACCCAATGAAAACTCTCACGCTGCTCCTCATCCCCGCGCTCATCTCCGCGCAGACTCTCACGCTCACGGGCCCGGTGTCAGCTTCCCCGGGCTCTACCGTCACTCTCACCCTATCGCTGGCAGGATCGGCTGGCCAGGCGGTATCTGGGCTCCAGTGGACGGCCACGCCGGCGGCGTCGTCCACCTTCACAGGGACTGCCGCGGGCGCCGCATCGACCGCAGCCAGTAAGGCGCTCTACTGCGGAGCGACCAATGCAACCTGCGTCACCATTGGGCTGTCGTCCACCAACGTCGTCAGCAACGCCATCTACTCTGACGGCATCGTGGCTACCTTCCAGTTGGCCATTCCCGGCAACGCGCCTGGTGGCTCGTTGGCTGTCCCGCTGTCGGGGCTGTTCGGCGTCTCGAGCACCGGCCTCAATGTGGCGACTCTCAGCGGGACGCCCTATGCGATCCTGGTGGTCAATCGCTGCGACGTCAACTCTGACGGCGTGGTCAATGGCACTGACGTTCGCGCGGTTATAGACGGCATCACAGGCCGTGGCGCTTGCCCACTGTCGGCGTGCAATTTGCAGGCTGCGATTGCGGTGCTTCTGGCGTCCATGGGCCAGGCGTGCACGCTATGATTTCCTGCTGGCATCGACCAGGGAAAATGTCGCCGTCTGGTAAAGTCCGGACATGTCGACATTGTGCGATAGCTGTTCAGCCATGCGAGTGTGACTCAAACTGGCGGAAGCCCGATCCGAAGTGCGAATTGTGCAGCGGATCAGGTTGGGTGGCAATCGTTCGCGGACAGGTTTCACAGTTTGCGGCCTATGTCGCTGATCAACTATAAACCCAGGGGTCTTGATCCCACAGTGGGCGCTGGACCCACAGTCTCCATCGGTCAAACATGAAACCATTGCCGAAGATAGCAGCCATGATGTCCAGCAAGTCTTGGGAATGGAGAACGCCAGCCGTTCTGTATGCCCAATTACATGCTGAATTTTGCTTTAATTTCGACCCTTGCCCACTCGGAGGCGATATCGACGGAAGCGCGCGGCTTTTGAACTCGTGGGAGGGGAAACGGGTATTTTGTAATCCTCCTTACGGCCCTGAGATAACTAGATTTTTGGAGTGTTGGAAAGATGCGGACTTGTCCGTTTTTCTGCTTCCCGCGCGAACTGACACGAGGTGGTTCCATGATATATGCCTTCCTTTTGCGTCTGAGATTCGGTTTATCCGGGGAAGGTTGAGGTTCGGTGATGCAACTTCTAGCGCGCCATTCCCGAGCATGATTGTCATCTTTGGCAACGCCGTCGCCATCGGTCAAACATCGGACTAAACAGTCCCGTAATTGTTATTGATTTCACAGGTGTGAGAGAGTAAGCTATCCTTACATCCTTGCCACCACGGCAAACCGCGACGGCGGTGGGTGTTTGGAAGGGCCGGGATCGGCTGGTGCGCTACTCAACCGGCCGCCAGCCGGGCCGGTCTGGAAAGGTTGAGCATGATCCATTCATATCCTTGGTACATCGCCGATTGGCGAAACTCAGAAACCCGACTCAATTTGACGCTCGAAGAGCGAGCACTCTACCGCGAACTGCTGGACTTCTGTTATGTCGAACGGTCGTTACCGACCGATGAACGGAAGCTCGCGAGAATCGCAAACTGCTCCGATGAAGAGTTTCAACGGTGCTGGAAACAGGTAAAGCCCCTATTTAACGAAACGAACGGTCGTTACACGCACTCTAAAGTAACGGAAGTGCTTGGAAAGCTTGATGGTTACCATGAGCAGAAGAGGCTTGCTGGCATCGCTTCTGGTGAACGGAGAAGGAACGGGCGTTCAACGGGCGTTGATTCCCCGTTGCCAAAAAAGGCAACGGAAAACGAACCCACCCATCCCATCCCATCCTCAACCACTACTACTGAACCAGAAGTAGTTCCCACAAATAGCCGCATTCGCGCATCAGAAACCGATGCGCCTGAGGATGAGCCGCCGCAGTTCGATCTGGTCCCGGTGAATGGCCACAAAAACGGAAACGGGGCGCTGGCTGTTTATCAGCGGGAATGGTTCGAGATGTGGTGGACCGGATACTGGCTGAAGAAATCCCGCAAGGATGCGGAAAGGGCCTTCGTCAAATCCGTGAAGAGCACAGAGATTTTCGAGGTGGTCATGAAAGCCACCAGCGCTCAATACCCCGGCATGATGGCCAGAGAGCCGGCGCACCGACCCCATGGCGCCACTTGGCTGAATGGGGAACGCTGGCGTGATGAGGTGACAGCACCAGCCGCAAAAACAAACGCAACCGGAAAGGCCAGCAACTTTTCGGAAAGTGTGCAGCGGGCAATGCAGCGGCGTATCGACGCCGGAATGGAGCCAATGTGAACGTCAAGAACGTAGCAGTCAAAATCGAAAAGTTGGCAATGCTGAAATTCTTTCCGTCCGACGAGGGCGCCCGTCTTGGAATTCTTGACCTCGTGTGCCGGATGGCAAAATCCGAAGAGCAAGTAGACTGGCTCGTAAACCGAATGACGAACGGTTTGTACAACGAGTGGCCAGGGCCGGCGGAAATGCGCGCCTGCTTCTGCTCCAAGTTCAAGCCCCGTGATGGAATCGAAAGGCACTCAACCGTCTATCTCGATGGGATTCCCAGCGAGCGCGAAGAAACCAACCGGCTGATTCTCGGCGTCGCGCACGCTCAAGGGCTGATCGAGGGACGCTGTGAGGATCGGCGCGCTGCGCAAGTTGGAGTTGACCCGGTTATCCGCGATTGCGCGAACATGATGGACATGAATCGGCACGTGGCGCGCATTCGCAAGTCGGCCGCACCGAAGCCAACGAACCCGAACTGGCGGCCGATAACGCAGCAGGAGATCGATCAGGCCGTGAAGCAGAACCGCGACAAGAAAGCGCGAGAGGAAGCGGGCCTATGACACCCGAACAGCAGGAGCGATGGGCGACACCGGAGCGAATCCGCGAACTGGCGCGAGAGCGCTTCAAACCGTGGCCGCTATACGAGCCCACGGTTGTCAAACCCGTCCGCGACCGAAAGCCGAAGCAGTTGCGACCCGCGGAGGCTCCCCATGCGTGAGCACTTCGCCCGCTGGATCTGCCGCACCTTCCACGGACCCATCACCCGACCCGTTTGCGGCGAGTACATCTGCCTCCGGTGCCAAAGGCGCTTTGAGGCTTTCCGTACGATGCCTGGATTTACCGCTAAACCCACCCCGCCAGTCAATCACCAAGGCTTAGGTGGTAGTCCAGCATCCCCCAACGCAGCCACGGGGCTAGAAACGCCAAGAACGGGCATTTGGATCGCTGGTGGAAATTGGCGAGTCGAGCGCATTGAAATCAACCCCGAAGTGGCCGAACTGGAGCGCCTGCTTACCCTCGACAAGCCAAAGCGTGTAGAATGAGCAGTTACCCGTGATAGGCAATACCCATGGAAGTACAATGCACCGCGCATAGCAGCCAGTCTGGCCAACGCTGTCGTCGTCCGGCTATGCTGGGTGGCAACGTCTGCGGGTCTCACGGTGGACGTGCTCCCCAGGTACGCGCGGCAGCCCAGCTACGAATCCTGGGGTTAGTCAACCCCGCGCTCCGCAGGCTCCAAGACCTCGTGGACAATGCCGATACCGATAGCGTGAAGCTATCAGCCGTGAAAGACATCCTCGACCGGGCAGGACTCGCGGCCGCGCAGATCCACCAACTGCAGGGACCGGGAGGCAAGCCGCTGTTCCCCAACGAGGCGATGGAGGCGTACTTTCAGTCCAAGCAGAACACCGACGAGGACTACGACACACAGCCGTGATAGGCCCAGTCGAGTACCAGCACAAAGTCCTTGGGCGCAAGCTCTGGAGAATCCAGCGGCAGATCTGCAAAGCCGTCACCACGAAGCACAGCGTTTCGATCAAGGGCTGCCACGGGTCCGGCAAGACGTTCACCATCGCTGGACTTGTGCCCTACGTGCTGCAGACGCGCACCGCAGACCTCGTGCTGACCATTGCGCCGACGCTGCGCCAAGTGAAACTCATGTGGCGAGAAATCGACACGGCGATCAGCGCGATTCCCAGCCAGCTTCCCGAGCGCACAACGACCGAATGGCACCTGGACGAGAAGCGCTACGCCATCGGATTTTCGAGCAGCAAAGGCGTCAACGCGCAAGGCTTTCACGGGCTGCGGGTGCTGATCCTGGCGGACGAGGCGATTGGCATCTCGACCGACCTGTGGGATGTGATTGACGGCATCGCAATGGCCGGCGATGTTCGCGTGGTGAAACTGTGCAACCCGACAGTCCCCAGCGGGCCGGTATTCGATGACTTTCACAAGCGCCGTGGCGACAAAGGTCACGAGTGTATAACTATCTCGGCGTTCGACACTCCCAACTTACACGGACTTACAATGGAATCGCTGCTGCAACTTAGCGATGACGAGTTAGATTACGCTCCCTTCCCTATGTTGGCGAGACGTCGCGCAGTAATTGACCTATACAACAAGTGGGGACCGACTAACCCGCGTTTCATCTCTCGTGTGCTGGGCGAGTTTCCATCGCAGTCAGATGACTCTGTATTCAGGCTTGAATGGATCGAACGAGCCGCATTGCCGTACGAGCCGGACGACTTCAAGCCTTACTCGCAAGCCAAGCTGTACATGCAGATCGGTATCGACGTTGCCGGGCCCGGTTGCGACGAAACGGTAGCAACCGCGCGCATTGGTCCGTTTGTCGTAGCACAGCAAGCGTGGCCCGATGCCGATCCGACCGACGCGTGTATGCAATGGATCAGCGCGCAGCAGTTGCGCTTCCCCGGTCACCCGGTTGTGCTGGTCGGTGACACGGTCGGAATCGGATACTACTTCATGCGGTACTTGGCGCGCAGTTATGAGGTGCGATGCTTCGTGGCCAACGCGGCGCCTGTGGACCCGGTGATGTATTGGGACGCGAAGGCCGAAGCCTACTTCTATTTGCGCGAGTGTATGCGCGACAATCACGTGATCGGGCTTGCCGACGAAACCACGCAGGCGCAGCTATCGGACATTCGCTACCGAGAGCGCAGCGGAAAGATTGAGATTGAATCAAAGCGTGAATCGAAGGCGCGCGGCGGGAACTCTCCTGATCGCGCCGAATCGCTCATCATGGCGTACTGCCGGCTGGTGCCACGCGAGCAATCGTTGACCTTTGGGGAAGGCTACCGCATCTCGCCAGTGTAAAGGGTTGGTTCGCAGGATTCGAACCTGCCACGAGGGCGACTCGCGACGCCATCACCAACCCGCAGCCATCCTACCACGATTTCGCTTGACATGCGTAGTGCGACGGTCCTACAATCGTCAGCGTGAAAGCAAAGCCCCCGGACCAGCGGAAGAAGATCATCTACCTGCGTGTCACCGAGACGGAACACCGGGACTTCGTGCAGGCGGCGTGGTCGAAAAACCTGCTGCTGAGCCAGTGGATCAGGGCCGTGCTGCTGCAGAAGCTGGGAAGGGACGGGAGCGTATGAAGAATGCGATAAATGCCACTGGAAGGTTCACCATGCAGCCTAGAGTGTGCGCGGTGATGCTGGTCAACGGACGCCACGCGATGGTGGCGCGCGCCGTCCAATCGTTCATGGCTCAGACCTATACCAACAAATATCTGCTGATCTGGGACACCGGAGATCCGAAGTACGCGCCGACGTTCGTTTACGATCCGTTAGGCGTCGAAGTGTGGCATCGACGCAGTGGTGCGACCGTGGGCCAGTTGAGAAACGAGGCAATCGCTAAATCGCGCTGCGACATCGTCATGACGATGGATTCCGACGATATCTCTCACGCCAATAGGATGGCTGAACAGGTGGCGCTACTGGAAGCATCGGCGGCGGATGTGGTCGGATTCAATGAGACCCTGTTCTGGAAAGAAGATTCTTCCGAGGCGTGGCTGTATCGCTGCCCCAGTCCCACCTATGGGCTCGGGGCCTCGTTACTATTCTGGCGTCGCGCCTGGGAACAGAAGCCGTTCGCGGACATCAACCATGGGGAGGACGTAAGATTCATAACGGGGCTGAAGGTGGTTGGCGTCAGCGCTAACGTAGAGTCTATTGACGGATTGAGAATTGGGAATATCACTCCCCGCATGATCTGCAGCATCCACTCTGGGAATACCAGCGTCTACGCGCCGGATAAGGACCGCAACATGTGGCGGCGGGCGGCATCTTTTGACGACTACTGCGAAAGGACAATGAAACTATGAAACTCAATCTTGGCTGTTCAGACTCGCTTCTTCCCGGCTTCGTGAACGTTGACATCGTTGCGCCGGCTGACGTGATCGCGGACCTGTCGCTATTCCCGTGGCCGTGGGAAACGGACAGCGTGAGCCACATTCGCTGCCATGACCTGCTGGAGCACCTGCCCGACAAGATTCTGACGATGAACGAAATCTGGCGAGTGCTGAAACCTAGCGGCACGATTGAGATCAAAGTGCCGACCACCGATGGGCCTGGCGCATGGTGCGATCCTCAGCACGTCAGCTATTGGAACCGCCTGTCGTTCGAATACTACACGCGGGGCAATCCGGCGAGAGAGCGATTCTGCGTCGGTAACGGCGTACACGCGAGCTTCGATGTCGTCAGCGAGCGCAAGCACACATGGCCGAATGGCGTGGTGGACCTGAACATCACACTGAGGGCCGTGAAATGATTCAAGAGGTGATGGACGCCCAGTACCCACTAGAGGATGCCCTCGACAGAGCGTTCGAAAGAAAATCAAAGATCTTTCTGATTGCTGGTGGCATTCAGTTTAAGTGTTTTGTGATGGGCATAGAAGTATCTGCACCAACTCAGCACCACCAGAGACTTCTTGTGGAATTGATTGCAACTGGAAAGCCAGTTAAGAAAAAGAAGCGCGTTAGATGAACCCCTTCGAGGCAGTTGTAGATAAGGTGAAGCACGACGTTCAGGTGCTGGTCTGGCGACTGACAGCGCAGAACGCGCTGCGAGTGCTTGCCGAACTTGACGCAGACAACGCCGCCAATTACCGCGCGGCAATCGAGGCGATGAAGTGACAATCACAGAACGTAGGCGCAGCAAAGACATGGCCCTGGGTGAACTGGCACGTGCCGCCAACCTTGGAACCGTCGTTATGTCGCGAATAGAGCGAGGCATTGAGTGCCCCCCTGATTCCGTACTGGAGCCAATAGCCAAGCTTTTGGATTGGACCCTTGAAGAACTGAAGGCCGCTATCCCATCGAAAGAAGATGCCGAGCGCGACTACTGCAAGATGTCCGATGGAATCACTGCCATGTTGGCGGCGCAATCTGACGCAAAGATAAAGGGTCTAAAAAAGGGCCATGGCGGCCAGTCCACGATGGCTTGTCCAATCTGCAAGGGGACTCTTCACTATTCTGTCGCTAGCGTCAATGGCCACCTGTGGGGACGGTGCGCTACCGACGGCTGCGTGAGTTGGATGCAATGAACTTGCCGACCGTAATCATCCCCAGTCGTAACGCCAGATCGCCACAGGAAAGGCTTGGAAATATGCCTAACCCGGTCGTCATCATACCTTCCAAATCTGCCAGCAATTTGGTCCAATGTTTGACCGCGCTGCGCAAGCACGAGCCGGACTGCCGGGTGATCGTGGTGGACGACGGATTGGATTGCGTGGTCGATGTCGAGGTGCAGTACGAGCGGCACATCACTTTCGTTGAAGGAGCCAAGCCCTTCGTCTTCGCCAGGAACGTGAACATCGGCATCCGCGCGGCAGGTGACAGCGACGTGGTAATCCTGAACGACGATGCGCTGCTGGAGTCGCCCGGAGGCTTCCAGTTGTTGCAGAAGGCCGCGTTGAATCGCCCCGAAGTTGGCATCATCGGGGCAGTCACCAACGTGACCGGACAGCCACTGCAGACGCGATCTGGGGGATATCGAGGCGATCCCAAGTACGGCCTGCGCATCGTGCCGCACATCGCCTTCGTTTGCGTGCTGATCCCGCGCCGGACGATTGAAGCTGTCGGACTGCTGGACGAACGGTACTGCTTGGATTACGGAGTGGAAGACCGCGATTACTGTGAGGCCGTGACCCGCGCCGGGCTCAAGGTTGCAGTGCACGACGGCTGCTTTGTGGATCACGGCAGCCTGACAAGCACGTTCCGCGGTGACCCGAGGGCACCCAAACGTTTCGATAAGAACTACGCGCTGTTCAAGGAAAAGTGGGGAATCGCATGAAGCGCCTGCTGCTGATGTCTGGCATCCACCATCCCGAGGGCTGGACGACGCTGGACGCGAACCCAGCGAACAAGCCTGACATCGTGGCGACGATACCGCCATTGCCGCCAGACGTGTGGCTCACGAAGTGGGATGAAATTGAGTGGGTGCACGGGATCACGTCGCTATACCCATGGGACGGCGAGCGCGTGCTGAAGGAGTTGTACTGGGCTGTGCAGCGGCCGGATGGAGTGTTGGTGCTTGAGCAGTGCGACTATCACCACGCGCATTGGACAATTCCGCATGTATTCGGAGACCCAGAGCACCGTGAACCTCTGCACATGAACCGATGGGCCTACACGCCTGACTCGCTGACCGAAGCTGTCAAGGCCGCTGGCTTCACGCGCGTGGAGATCCTGCCCGCGCAGCATCACGTGCCGTCAAGAGATTTCCGGCTGGAGGCGCGACCGTGAGCCTTTGGGAGCCAGGTGCAACGCTGGACACTATCGCAGATTTACTGCGCCAGGTCTTGAAGGAACTGCAGGCGCTTCGGGAGTCAATAGAAAGGCAGGCTCGACCGTGACGCTCGCGGTAATTTTAGGCGGCTGGCACTTCCCCTCCCATCCGTTTCGCCGCATCCCCCGCTTGGCCGGCGGTGCCGATCTGTTCGTGGTGGCCCATCGATCCCCCATGGATTCGTGGGGAGAAAAATCGTGCTTACCTGTGGGTGCTTTGGGCGACATAGACCGCGATATGTACCGCGATGACATGAAGGTGGAGGATATCGAGTGGCTCGACTGGTCCTACCAGGATGCGCCCAACACTTCCGGCGACTGGACGTTCTTCAACCAGTGGCTGGAGTGCCACGACTACCGCAAGTACGATGTGATTCTGAACTGCCACGACGATACGTACTTCCGGCCGGGCGTGAACGTGTTCGACTGGCTGCAAGATCCAATGTGGGCATGCCGGGAAAACGGCATAGATGATTGGTTGATGATCGCAAACGGCCGATTCCCCAACGCGCCTAAAGGCTACGTGCGCGGCAGTTTCGAGTTCTGGACACGCGAACTGCTCGACATGCTGGGCGGCCGCATCCCGATCCCGCCGCTGTCTCTCAATCGCGAAGGGCTGACAGACACCCCGAAAGACTTTGAGGCTCTGATGGCCTGGAACGCGATTGGGGACCCGCTGCGAAAGTTCTTCTGCGATAACAAGCTGGTGGATCGCATCGCATACCTGTCGGACTACTACCGCGTGTCACGGTGGATCCTGGAAGGCGAGAGGGGGCTGATCAGCAACAACTGGGCGATTCCCGCGAGTTTTAATGCGGGCTTGGAGAAATATCCGTTATGAAAACGCTGCTGCTGTTCATGATGATTTCAGGGGTTGAGCACGTCACGGTGGACGGACGCGACTACCAACTGACCGCCGACGTGAAGCCGATGCCTTGCGACGACACGCACCCCGACGGCTGCCGACGCCGCACGGTGGGCACACGCAAACCCGAGGTGGCGCAGATATCCATCGTCGGGTTCCGCAACTTCGAGGTGACGTGCAAGACCGCGGGCTGCGCAGAGGACAGCCGAGAAGAGTGGGTGAGGACCGCGATACGGAGGCAGGGCAAGTGAGAGAGTGGATTTTCGAGACGCCGAAAGGCTGGGAAGCCTACACCCGCTGGGGCGATGGATGGGCATATCGTGAGTCTGGCGGTTTGCGTGTGCTAGTGGACTGCGAGGTGAAAGCGGACGGCAATGAATGGGTTCACGTCTCCTATTCGCGGAAGTCATGGACGCCCACGCACGCCGATACCTGCAAGGTGAAGGCTGCGTTTCTCGGAGACCGATACGCCTATGCGGTGATGCCACCGACTGATAAGTACGTCAATATCCACCCGCACTGTCTGCACTTGTGGGCGCGAGCCGATGGAACAGCGGTGCTCCCAGAGTTCAGTGCCATCGTGGAAGGTGTGTTGAGCATATGAAGCACATCCCGCTCATGGTCCCGTACATTACCGACGCCATGCGGGCTGGTGTTGCTGACACGCTCAAGACGCGGTGGATTGGACAGGGCGAAAAGGTAGACCGCTTCGAGGCCATCTTTGCCGAGCGCTTCGCTCCTCCCGGCTATGCCGCAGTCGCCACCAACTCCTGCACGTCGGCGCTGCACCTGGCTTACCTGCTGGCCGGCATCAAGGCTGGCGACGACGTGATCTGCCCGCTGTTCACATGCACGGCGACGAATATCCCGCTGCTGTGGATCGGGGCGAAGCTGCACTTCTGCGACGTGGAGCCGGGCAGCCTGAACATGTCCCGAAAGGAGCTCTACGCTGCGCAGATGGCTCACCCGGAGGCCAAATGGGTAGCTGTGGACTACGGCGGCAAGCCGTGCGGCATCCATGCGCACGTGAAGGACAAGGCGCAGAACCTAACGCCCGCTGACCCGCTGGACATGTATACCTGCTTCAGCTTCCAGGCCGTCAAGCACGTGACCACTGGCGATGGTGGGATGCTGGTGCTTCCCAAGGAGCAGGCCGACGAAGCGCGCCGGCGCCGCTGGTTCGGAATCGACCGCAAGGCGAAGCTCGCGGGCACATGGGCGAACGACATCACCGAAGTCGGGTACAAGTACCAGATGACGGACATTGCAGCAGCCATGGGGATTGCCGGGCTGGAGTCGCTGCACGAACAGATCGCGCATCGGCGGGCGCTGCGTGATCAATATGCCGATCGGCTCTCGCGCATTCACGGCATATCTGTTATCGACTGCGACCCCGATTCCGCCTGCTGGCTGATGACGGTGCTAGTCGAACGCCGTGAAGATCTTCGCCGCAAACTGGCAGAGCGCGGGATTGAATCGGATCAGGTCCACTACCGGAACGATCGGTATGGCGTGTTCGGTGGCGGTGTGGTGCGCGGGCAGTTTCCCAACATGGACGCCATCGAGGACAAGTACTTGGTGCTCCCACTCCACATGGGAATGCAGGCTGATGACGTGGACCGAATCTGTGGCGTGATTAGGGAGGGCTGGTGAGTCGCCGCATCGTCGTCTACACCTGCATCCTGGGCGATCACGACTACCTGCGGCCGCCAGGAGTTATCGACCGCAATGCTCAGTACGTGTGCTTCGCAGACCGCCCCATTGAGCGCTGTGCCCCATGGGAGATCCAGCCAGCATATGTGCCTTCGCCGTCAGCGGCCAGAAACGCACGGATACCAAAGATCCTGCCACACCTCAATTTCCAAGCCGACTATTCCATTTGGTGCGACGCGAACTTCACTTTGAACGCCACTCCCGCGCAGATCATCGACTGCTGGCTGAAGGACGCCGATATCGCCATGTACGCTCATCCGTGCCGCAAACACATCGGGGAGGAGTCCACTGTGCTACTCAACCTTCACGAGCGCGACGAGTTGCCAGGGCTCGACCCGAACGTGCTGCTGGACCAGCGGGCTCGATGGAAGCACATGGGTGCACCTGAGGGCCTGTGGGCTGGCGGGCTGATCATCAGGCGGCACACGCCCGCCGTGCGTGACTTCAACGAGTGCTGGTGGCGGGAATTCCAAGTCGGCTGCACGCGAGACCAGATCGCTCTGCCGATGGCGGTACACCAGACTGGTATGCGCATCAAGACGATTGCCGGTAATATCTACGAGTCTCCGCTGATGGGCTTCCACTGGCACGCAGCGTGGAAGGGCAAGGGCGACAACGCGCAGCACGAGACGGCCATCGCGGAGTATCAGTGCAGGCGGAAACGGCTGGAGGAAATAGTCGGATGAAAAGCGAGCGAGCGCGGTTAATCGAAGCTTATTTTGCGATGGCTATGATGGCAAACTATCGTCCTGAGGCGCCGGGGGATGGATGCGGAGGAATCGATCTTTCTGATGAGCAGCTAAAAAATCCGAATGTGCTGTATTCCGAGGCGTCGAGATATGCGGTAGACTTCATCCACCACGAAGACGAAGGCGGTAAGTTTGACATCGGCGTTTCCCACTACGAGACCAACAGAGCGCTCATATTCTGTATCGAGGCATGCAGGCTTTTATGTGCGGCGCAAACCGAGTTAGCTAAGAAACTGATCGGGATGGCCGCGTTAGAGCTTGAGGATAAGTTGTGAACGTCGTCGGGATGCTGCGCGTGAAGAACGAAGCCCGATGGATTCGCCGGGTGATTGAGTCCATTTTGCCTATCTGCCATTCCGTAGTAGTGATGGACGACGGCTCGACTGATGATACCGCTGCAATTTGCGATTCCTTGCCGAACACCGCCGTTTACCTCACGCCGTTTCAGGGCCTTAACGAGGCCAGGGATAAGTGCTGGCTGCTTGAGCAAATCATGAAGCGGACGGTAAAGCCGGATTGGATTCTCTCGTGTGATGGTGATGAAGTACTCCGTCCAGAGTCCGTCTCTGCAATCAAGGAAAGCCTATACACCCCAAAGCAGTGCATGAGTTTCAAGGTTAAGTATCTATGGGACCGTGAGGACCAGGTGCGCGTTGACGGCGTGTATGGCGACTTCCGGCGCCAGAGTATGTTCCGTCCGATCAGCGGCGCGAAGTTCCTGGGGCACGCTCCAGGCTTCCACTGTGGCAACGTACCCCAAGCGCTATGGAAGTCGTGTATCTACCCCGACGTGGAACTGCTGCACTTGGGCTACCTACACCGTGAGGACCGCATCCGCAAGTACGAGTGGTACAACCAGCAGGACCCCGGCAACAAGCAGGAGAACTTCTACCGACACATGGTGATCGGTGACCTGTTCTCACCTGACAGCAGGTTCCAGCACGGCGGCCCGTTGAAGCTCCAGCCGTTGACTTAGCGTACACTTGAACCGGAGGCAACATGCCGCTTGGTATTCTTTTCTGGGTCCTGATGCTCCTGTGGATGCTCAACTCCTGGTGGGTAAATGCCGCCCCAGGTAGGCCGTGGTGGACCAGCAGCTTGCTGGAATTCCTGCTGTTCGCCACGATTGGATGGAAGGTCTTCGGAGCAGCCGTCCAATAGCTTTAGAGCGTTTCCTCACATAGCGGTGCTACACTTTCGGCTATGAAGAAAGCCCTGCGCCGATGGCTGCTATCGGTCGAAAGTCGCCTCCGCAAGTTCTGTTTCCCGCCCGCTGACCCCATCCCCGAGCTTCGCCAGCAGAACCAATTCCTGACACAGAAACTCGCTGAACTGGCCGAGTCGCAGGCCATGCAGGAGGCTACCGGGGCCTACATGACGATGGTAGGCGAACTGATGGAAGCCAAGCAGATGGCGGGCGCGGGTCCGTGGACTGTCAACCCAGCGACGGCGAAGCGCACCGATGCCATCCTTGCCAGCGCGGCCGAGTGCGCCAGTCCCATCCGCAAGGTGCGAGAGGCGGCGATCGCCCGGCTGCGCGAGGGCTTCGAGTCGGCGCAGGGCGCTTTCGGGGACATCGAGTTGGCGCTGCAGAACATCGAGTGGCGCAGGGAAATCAACATCTCGTGGATGGAGTTCTCGCGCTGGGGCATTCAGCAGATCATGCTCATCTGCAGGCTCTACTACATCAAGAACCCCATCGTGCGCCGGCTGATCGACGTGTCCGCCGCCTATGTGTTCGCCCGCGGCGTTGAGATCACGACATCAGACGAGGCGGCCAACGACGAAATCAAAGACTTCCTACAGCGGAACAAGTCGGTGTTCGGTCAGATCGCGCTCGTGGAATCGGAGAAGCGCAAGGACTACGACGGCAACCTGTTCTGGTGCATGTTCGCGGACAAAACCGACACCGGCAAGATGAACGTGCGGCTGATCGACGCCACCGAGGTGCAGGAAATTGTCACCAACCCGGAGGACAGCGACACGCCGTGGTACTACCTGCGAACGTGGACGCAGAAGGACTTCGATCCCACCACAGGCAACACTTCGACGGTGACACAGAACCGCTGGTATCCCGCGCTGCGATACAACCCGCCCGTCAAACCCGACACCATGCGCAGTTTCCCGGTCGAGTGGGACTTTCCGGTCTATCACCGCAAGTGCGGCGCGGTCGGCAAGTGGGCCTTCGGCTGCCCGCGCGCCTTCCCGATGATGGACTGGGCGCGAGAATCCCGGCGGCTACTGGAGGCGTGCGCATCTATCAAGCAATCCCTGATGCAAATCGCGCTGGTGTGGAAGACGAAGGGTGGACAGCAGGCGCTCGAAGGTATCAAGCAGCAGGTTGGGACCACTGTAGGCCCGAACTCCAATCTGTGGGACAGCAACCCGCCAGCGGTTCCCGGCGCTTCGGTGGCCATGGGAACGGGTACCAGCGTCGAAGCCTTCAAGACGCAGGGTGCGGGAGGAAACCCGGACGACGTGCGCCAGTACAAGCTCATGTGCTGCATGGTAGCGGGCGTCCCCGAAACCTTCCTGGCCGACGTGAGCACCGGGAATCTGGCCACGGCTACTTCGCTCGATCGGCCCACCGAGACGATTTTCCTGGAGAAGCAGGAAGCCTGGCGCGAAGATCTCGTGGTGATCGTCGGCTACATGCTGGAGGTTGCATCAAGAGCCACGAACAACAAGCTGCAAGAGTCCATCGGCATGGGCAACAAGGTCCGCATCATCGAGTGCGCTCGCAAGCGCGGCCCGCGCGGCGAAGTGGTCTACGAAGCCTTCAAGGAAAAGTCGAACGACATCGAGATCCAGGTGAACTTCCCTGCCATCCGTGAGGGCGATATCCCGGCGCTGGTGGATGCCACGATCAAAGCTGGCACCTTGGGCGCGGCTGGTGGTCAGGTTCTGGGCATCGACGAAAAGGAACTGGTCAAGAAGCTGTACGACCTCGTAGGCATCGAACACGGCGACGAGATTGCAGAGCAGCAATACCCGTCCGATACCTACGTGACCGACCGTACCAGTGAAATGGATCTCCCGTCTGCCATCCAGTCGGTCGTGGACGCGATCACGTTGGGAAACCGCGCCGGCCTGCCTGTCGGCATCGACCTGAAGGAAGGCGTCAAGAAACTGTACGAACTTCTGGGCATCCCCGAAGGCGACGCGATAGCCGACAAGCAGTTCCCAGACGGGGAGTACGACCCCGACCGCACCAAGGAAATCATGCCCGAGCCAGCCAAAGTGCAGATCAAGGCCGATATCGGGCAGCCCATCGTCACGCCTGCTGGTGAGGAGCCACCACAGCCACCACCAACCCCTCCGCAACTGGCTGAGGCCCTGCGACGGCTACACGAGGCCACGCGCGAGCCTGCGCGGCGTCGTGAAAAGGTGGGCGTATGAAAAACTGGAAGACAACAACTGCGGCGGTGGTCGGCATCGTCGCTGGATTCGTGACGTTTTCGCCTCAGTGGTTCCACCCGTTGATCGTGGACATCGCCAAGTACGTTATGGTTGGTGGCTTCGCGGCGATCGGCATCATGGGTAAGGACGCCAGCACGCAGCCGACAGCAGATGAGGTTCAGAAGTCAACACTCGAAGCAGACGCCAAAACCAAAGCAGCGGGGGCCTAATGACATTCAGCGCGCGAACTTCGTTGATCGCATCCGCCATGATGCAAGAGGAGGGCTGGTTTGCATCCAATTCCTTGGCTCGACACAATAACAATCCTGGGAATATTCGTAACTGGGGTCAGGTGCCAACGATGGGCGGCTTCGCGCATTTCCCAACGGCGTTGGACGGGTATACTGCACTGCTCACTGATATCCAGGCGAACGCGGGGCTGACCTTGCGAGCGTTCCTCAACAAGTACGCCCCCGCCGCCGACAACAACAACACCTTCAGCTATCTGCAACTGGTCTGCACGCTGACAGGCTTCGGGCCCGATGAACTGGTGGGCGGATGAAAGCGCATTACAAAACTCGTGATGGTCGTCTCGTCTTTGAGATCCAAGGCGAAACTGTCAAAGATCTATTTCGAGGAATATCGCAGCTTCAGGACGTTTTCGATGCGGATTCAATATGCGGAATGTGTCAGTCGGCAAACGTCCGCTTCCGAACACGCACCATCGAAGACAATGATTATTATGAAATGGCATGCATGGACTTCTATGCCAAGCTGGACTTTGGGCAGCATAAAAAAGGCGGAACGCTTTTCGTGAAGCGCAAATCTCCTGAAGGAGACTGGTTTCCCAATGGCGGCTGGAAGAAGTGGGAGCGCAGCAGCGTCGAGGAAAAGTGACATGTCAAAAGAGCTTGAAGTGGAGTGCGGAGAGCCTGAGATTGTCTTCTTTGGATGCGATGACTTTATCGCTTTTATTCCCTTGCTTGTAAATGGACAGCAAATCGGAACAATGACGATGTCAGCGGAGGAGTTTTTGGATGATGCAGGCCCATTTGGATGATGAATGCTGTAGTCCGCACCTGAACGCGGCTGCGCTCTCTGGCCTGCTGGACGCCGCCGACACGTGGGAGTGCCCCGACTGCGGCTGCGAGTGGAAGCCGCGCGTGATTGCAGGCGTCGTCAAGTGGTGGGAGCCGCACCCCGTGGTGATGATATGGTGAAGCCTGATAGCGATCAGGTCACCGACGCGCTGCTGCTGATTATCATGATCGTGATACTGGTATGGATTCTCAGACCTTAGTCACAGCCATCGAGGGCGTCATTGCCGCGCTGGAGGCGCGCAAGCCAGCTAAAGGCTTACGGCATCGCAGCCATGCCAAGACTCTCAAGCCGGCACGCGCCACGGTAGAGCGGGTGCTTCGGTCCTACTGGGCAAGACAGGAGAAGCAACTGCTGGCGGCCATAAAGCCTACGCTGTCACACCTGATGATGGTCAATGCCCGCGAAGCCAAAGCCGATCCTGGTCGAACATTCGCGACTACCTTGCTGCCAGCAAAACTCCACCCGTTGACGATGCCCGTTTCGGACGATGAGGCGCGCGATTACGCGGGAGCTATCAGTGAGGCTATAGCTGGCGCGGCCCTTACCACAGCGCGTGAGTTGGCGACGGATTCCACGCTGCGAGACGATTTCGCAAGCCGCTACATGCGCGATAACTCTCTGACGAAGCTGACCGGCAACATTAACGAAACCTCACTGGAACGGTTGCGTAACGCCGTCGCTGACGAGTGGGACAAAGGCGGCAGCTTCGATTCAATCGTGGGAGCCATCAAGGATACGTTCGAGAACTTCTCCGACGTGCGAGCCAAGATGATCGCCCAGACCGAAATGAACGATGCCTATAACCAGGGACGTATGGGCATAGCCAAAGAGGCCGGCTTTGATGAGAAGTCTTGGGATACCGATGGAAATGGCTGCGAAGAGATCTGTCAACCCAATGCCGAGCAGGGCTGGATCGATATCGATGAGGACTTTGATAGCGGTGACGACACGCCACCAGCACATCCAAGCTGCGACTGCTCTATCAGCTTCCGAAAAGGTGCGACAGAAGAAGATTAGACGTTGAATCCCTGTGCGCGGAAAGCGTCAACGATAGCCGCGCGCGATTCGTCCAATGCAGGCCGCAGATACGGCTGCGCCACCATCCCTTTCCAGTTCGTGTTGTAGGGATAAGGTCCCGCTCCAGTGGATGCTGCGCCACGCTGCCCTGTCCCGAACTCGACATAGGCTGCGTGGTCTGCAGTATAGCTGATGGTGCCAGTTACCTTATTGCCCTGCCACACGGTCATACGCCCGCCGCTGGAAACAAGCTCGCCAGTGTCCACGGGACAAAGCTGCTTTGAAACCTCCAGCACGTGGTCCGATGCCGCATCGACCGCAGCAATTACACGAGGGGCGATACGGGCAATGATCCTGGAAGCGTCCCCGATCTTGGCCGTTGCTGTTGCGCGAAAATTAGGCACTGGTCACCCACCTGTTCCCGCACTGCGTACAGAACATGTCGCGTAGATTCGGCAGTGCGGCTTGCGTGCCGTCGAGGTTCTGGACGACGGGGAGGTATGCGGGCGTCCCGGTGGCAACAGGCGTGTGGCACAGCGGGCACTGCGGCGGATTGGCCGCGGCGAACTTCTGCGGGGTGGCGGCCGGCGGCGGGATAGCGAGCACTTGGAACATCCCGAAGAACGCACGGCGCTTCATGGTCAGAAGTATATCGCAGCTTGCTTCCACAGTTCGCAAGTGAGCCGCATCGGGTAGGGGAAACTCGTGTCCCACAGCGGCTTGCGCGGTGCTTGCATCTTCTCCCAGACCGGGCAGCACGCTATCGAAAGAGAGAGCCTTGCTCTTTTTCGACGGCTGCGCGGGGGGCGCTTTTGCATGGCGCGGATTGTAAAGCGCGGCGGTAGGCCAAGTCAAGCCCCACCTGTGGGATAAGCGGAATTGCGATGCGGTCAAGGTCGCGGGTGCGCTCCCACTTTCGCAGGATGGACTTCTCGGGGAGTTTGTCGTATTTCGGCATATGGTTGCGGGGTTCCCTGGTCAATGGGCTCAGCGGCCAGCAATCCCCGCCGCCTTCCACTATTCCTTGCTTCCCCGATGAACGGGAAGGTTTCATTGTAGCCTTTTTCACGAATTCCGCTATAATGCGCGCATGCAACTGATTAGTTTCCAGATCACTGGCGACGGTGCCACGCACACGCTGGCGTCGGCTGTCGGGATCAACAAGTGCAAGTGGTTTCAGATCCTCAATGAAAGCGGTGGGACGGTCAATATCGGCGGTCCTGAAGCGTCGGTCGGTAACGGCTACCCCGTGGCGGTGCAGGCTGGCCAGTTCCAACCGCCAATCGCCATAGCCATGGAAGAGTACGACTTGACGGCCATCTACTACTTCATCAGCAATCTGGACACTGTGAGGCTGCTATGCGCCTTCTGATCGCGGCTCTGTTGCTGGCTGGCGCTGCCATGGCGCAGCCCGTGACCCAGCCGCCGGCCATCCTGAAAGGCGCCCCGCCCGGCGGCCCGGGCGGCTCCTGCACTTCGAGCACGACGGGCTACATGCCGACGACAGGAATCATTTACACCTGCCCTCCTTCTACGCACAAGTGGACCGCGGTAGGTGGTGGCGGCGGCGGTGGCAGCACGATTCATCTACCTGTGGCTTTCGCGTCACTTCCGGGGACCTGCACGTCCGGCGACATGTACATGATCAACAACTCTGTGTATATCAGCGCCGTCTGCGGAGCCAGCAACACTTACACGTACTACGGCTCGTTGGGAAACCTGATACCGCCGCCTACGACAGGCTGGTCGTGGGTGAACCAGGGATCGAGCACTATCGACACAACCAACGGCTTCACAGAAGGCGATTTCCCGCTGACGAATGCCACCGCGCTTTCCGGCCGCTGCCGCACTGCGCCATCAACGCCATACACCATCACGGCGTATCTGCTGACGGGGAATGGCCACGAGTCTGGACCCTGGCTTGGCTGGACCGATGGAACCAAGTTCGTCACAATTCGATGGGGGCAAACTGGCAGCAACGCCCATGTGGTTACCGACAAATGGACGACAGCCACAAGCTTCAGCGCAGCGTACACGGAAGTGTCAGGAGTCGATATTTTGCAGTATCCGACCGCGCTCAGTCCATCTGTCGTGCGGATTGCCGACGACGGCACGAACCTCATCGTCAGCCTCAGCGTTGACGGGTACCACTTTCGCCAGTTTGACAGCCAGTCGCGCACTAACTTCATGACGACTGGACCGACTTCTGTGTGCTTCGGCGGCTACAACAATTCTAGTAACGTGGATGTTGCGTTAATTGGATGGCGTGTCGAATAGACCGCATGGTACTTTAGTCACATGACACCACTTCAACTCGGCCAGGAGGCCACTTTCCCCGTAACTGTCGAAGACGGAAACGGAAATCCGCGACCTGCTGCCGTCGTTGCCGCCACGACTGACTACAGCAAAGGCTACGTCAAGTTCGTCGGCAACCTGTTACACGTTGTCTCGAAGGCCTTGGGAGCGTTCAGCGTGACAATCAACGGGCATACCACCGACGACGGGACCACGCTGGCTACCAAGACGGAAGACTTCACTGTGATCGCACCGCCGCACGTGGTCGATGGTACGCCTTCGGTCGGCAACATCAGCATCGTGACCCCGGGTGATCCGGGCGTCGGCAGCGACTCGGCAACGGTATAGGAGCATTCGATGAAACTCGCACTTCTCGTAATTCTGCTGGCTGGCGCAACGGCCAATTCTTCACACGCAACCGATACGGCCTGCGGCTATGGCTGGCACTGGGCGCTCTCGGATCGCATCGTCTGCGAGGCGTACATCTACCCGGATGGCAGCATTGAATACCAGTGCGGGAATTACGGCGAGTGCCAGCCCGACATGGACATGTGACCTTCCCTATCTGGGGAGGCGCGGCGGGACAGGATGCGCTGGATTCCATCTTGCCCGCCGCGACAAACCGATAGGACCTTGGCGGCCAGCAGACCGCAACGCTTTCGGGAGGCGGTAAACCTCCCGTTCCCCAGATAAGGAGTAGCAAATGTTCTCAGGAGTAGACCCTACCAATCTTGCCGACGTCCAAGCGGCAATCAAAGCAGGAAGCGAACGGCAAGTTGCAGCCCTCAATGCTGATCTGGTCACGCGGTATCATGCAGCCATGGCCGACTACAACCTCAACGTGGACAGCGGCCAAATGAGCCCTGTCGAGGGCGGTCTGAACTTCCGCCCAGCACCGAAGGTCCCGATGGCCTACGAACTCGCGCCAGCCAACGACGAAGGATTCGTGTTCTATCAGGTCGGCACGACCCCGGTGTGTGACGCGGACCCGGTTCACCCCGACAAGAGCCTCACCCAAGGCCAGTTGAACGCGCTCAAACCGCAGGGAGTTTCCGACGTCGGGGTTGCTTTGGGTGGCGGCTGGTTCCAGCAAGGGCCGCACGATACCACGCCCGCGGGCGCCCACTACACCGCGCCGGATGGCCACACGTACGAGAAGTTCAGCGGCTTCGCGCCCGGCACTGGCTGGTGGCTGCAACTGAGCTAACGCCATGGCCACTACGCCTGTAGCCCCTCCCGACCCACTGGCCGCGCTCCGGCAGGGCCTCGACATCAAGATCACGGGGACACTTCCCGGTGAGACGGTGTTTGCGGCACTGCTCAGCTACGCTACCGAGATGCGAGCCACGATGGACCCGGCTCTACTCAAGCGCTTCGATGCTGTGCTGGTCCAGCAGTACGAGGACTTGCAGAAGATCTGGCGGAATATCTGGGTGGGCCTGGGAGTGCTAAAGTAGCATCAAGTAATCGCGAAAATCTGTTCTGCGTCAGCGGCTCTCGGCGGCAACGTCGGGGGCCGTTTTATTTGGGAGCGGCTGAGGGCCTGGGGCGGGCGTCGGCTGATCACCGTACCGCGGTGCATCCATCGTCGCGATGTAGCGCGCCACCTCCCGACCGTACATATACCCTACCGAGAGCCGTAAGAACGCCGTCACGAGCGAGTGCCGCATCGCTTCAGCCCCCTCGCAGAACGCCTTGGCGATTTCCATTTCTTCTCGCTTGTCGCGCCAGCCTCTTTGATGTTCGGCTTTGCATTCCCGGCACCACTGATGCTTCTCAGCGGCCGGTCTGTCATTGCACTTCGTGCAGATTTTGGCGCTAACTTCTGTGGTTGCCACAGGATTATTCTACTGGAATAATACGCACAAATGTTGACCTGATGATTTCTCTGCCCTTACCATCGGCGTGAAATGATCCTCCGCGCCGGGTATGCCGCACTCGCTCTCCAACTCCAAGAAGCAATGGATTCTGGCGATGCATTGAGCGCAAACGATATCCGATCGCGCCTATCCGACGCCATCAATGATGCTCACCGCGGTACCGGGAAGTGGGCCTATTACATCGACCACTTTGGCGACGGCGAGAGCGGCGACGTGATCTACTGCTGTGACGGTGATACGTGCCGGGCATCTTACAGCATCGTGGATACTGCGGGCGCGGCCAAGTGCAGCATCGATACTGAGAACGCGGAAGACGTTGTGCCGCGCACTGTGTATGAGCCTGAAGCCGAAGAAGGAGAGCACTACGCCGCGATGGAATCGGCATTCAAAGCAGAGACCTTGTACACGTCGCTCCCTCTCTATGAACGCTTCATCGGCAAGAAAGAGCGAGATGCTGCCAGTAGCGACGATTTCGCTGGAAAAGGAAAGTCTTTCCCTATTCTGAAGCCGGAAGATGTAACGGCTGCCGCCGCAAACATCGGCCGCGCTGGTCCTGGGAATATGGGGCCATCTGGAATCAAGGCGCGTATCATTGCGATTGCCAAGCGAAAAGGGGCTGAGTTTGTCGCGAAACTCCCGAAGGCGTGGAAAGATGGCGGCGATTCGGCAAAGGAGTCGGCGCAAGGTGCGACGGCTGGGATGCGGCTCGTTGAATCAGCAGCCACCACCGAAGCAATCGTCCTGAAAGAGGCGCGCGCCGATTACGAAATCAAGCTGATCGCGCCAGGCAAGGGCTCCAGCGCCTTCTATCCCAAGGAAGTGCTGCAGCGCGACGGGCCGAAGGTCTTCAAAGCCAACACCCACGTTTACGTGAATCATCCGACGATGGCCGAAGAAGCCGCGCGCCCAGAAGGCGACGTAAAGAACCTCGCGGGCGTCTTGACCACCGATGCCGTGTATCACGAGTCGCACCCGAAGGGGCCAGGGCTCTACGCGCGCATGAAGGTGTTCGCGGACCACGGCCAAATGGTTGAGGAGAAAGCGCCTCACGTCGGTATGAGCATCAGGGCTTCTGGCATCGCCGAAGCCAACCGGAAGCAGGACGGCGTCCCGGTGCTGAAAGAGCTTACCTCCGCAGAGTCGGTTGACGTGGTGACGCGCGCCGGGGCCGGGGGCATGATTTTGACTGAGGCGGCCAAGGCTGCCAATCCACAGCAGGAGGCCGGAATGACGGCAGAAGAGACACAGAAGCTTATCGAGGCAGCAGTAGCACCGTTCCGGCAGCGCGTCATCACTGGTGATGCGCGGGCGGAAGCTACCCGGCTGCTGGAAACTATCACGCTCCCAGCCATCGCCAAGAACCGCATCATCGAGCGCGCTTGCGCCACGGTCCCTTTGACCGAAGCCGGCGAACTCGATGTAAACAAACTGCGTGAAGCGGTTGTTGCGGAATCCAAGGCGGAAGGCGAGTACATCGCATCCCTGACAGGTGGTGCGCAGGTGCGCGGAATGGGCATCGGCATGGTCGCGCAACCCGCTCCCAAACCCGAGGAAATCGCCGCACGTGAAGCGCAGCGAAAAGCCGAAGACGAAGACGAAATCGGGATCTTCGAAAGTATCGGCATGTCGCCGGATGCGGCGAAGTTCGCTGCTCGCGGGAGGGTCGCATGAAGAACCAGATTTTCATCAGTACTCCGACGTCGCCGCGCTTCGCCTTGTGTCCTACAACGGTTAAGTCAGGGGACCCGG